TTAGACCATTGCTCATCCTAACTGGATTCATGCAAACATCCCAATCATAACCAAATTGCTCATAACCATCGAACCATCCCTCGCACAATGCCACATAGTCATGAAGGAAACAAATGTTCTCATTGCTGGCATTCTGAGCAATCAGATTCTTTTTCATGGTAATCCAGCCCGGAACGATATCTTCAAAAACTATAACTCTTGTTGCACTATCTTGTAGTGAGTCAATAGTCTTCAGTCTAGGACCAATCAATATGATTTCGAATTTATTTTCTATACCGTGCTGATTCTTTATTGAATTAACAATAGCAGAAACATAAGCATCGGTTGCATAACAAATACCAAATGTCCACATTTTAATTCCTCTGTATCAGTTCATACAGTCGATCATCGGCACAAACTAAATTCTTTACTCGCTCAAAATTATCTTTGATTGCATCCATCTTTGAATAATACAATTCTGGAGTCAGAGACTTTATATCAAATGCTTGGTTTAGTTGTATTATTCCATCATGGTTGAAATGCTTTCCAATGGATGGGCTTCCCGCATAAACAGGAATGGTTCCAGTTGCAAAACAATCAGTTATCTTCTCGGTATAGTAATCATCATAGAAGTCGTTTTCAACGACGATGTGGAACATGTAATCCACGATTCCCTGTGGCTTAGAATCCCACGGTTTTGAAAAATCAGAAATCAAAGCAGAAGAATTACCAAGTCTGGGAGAACCACAAGCACCACCAAATAAATCTATATGATTCTTGAACTTCTCTGCATATGCATGACGGATTCTGTGCCCCTCTGTGTATGTTTTTGCAGAAGCAACCATGCTTGCCAGTTTTGTCTTTGGATAGATCGCATATTTGCTTTCTGCGATCCAAGGCAGATTGCTTCCCGCTGGACAGTACTCATATCCAAATTGTATTAGTTGTTTATCAGATACAAAGATCTGTTTGAATCGTTTCTTGAGTTTGCTATGATTTACAGCAATAAAATTTGACAACTCAGGTACGATTGATCTAGACTCACAAACCCAACCATAAAGCAAAGGAATATCAGATGGTATTTTCTCATATTCCATTATTGCATTGTCTATTAAGACAAGTTTGTCTATTGGTTCATTTACCTTTGGAACATCCCAACTAAATGTCTTTGGTGTTCTATTTGAGCAAGATGAATGTCTATAATCAAACGGATATCCATAACCAATAAGTTTATTCATACTTTTGCTTCCATGAACGAATTACCGGGAGATTGCCAGTCTATCGTAGAATCGTCGTATCCCATTTCCTTTAATGCACCCTTCTTAGAAGGAGAGTCAGATAGACCCATCATTAATACTGTATTTTCATTCTGTTCTCCAGGCCAAGCACAATAACTTTCATCCAAGATTGCAATCTTTTTGTTTTTGACATACTGAAATAAGCAACCTAAAAATGTTTCATGATCAAACACCTTACCTTGAGATGACAAGACATGATCACATTGCATAATCCAATCACGAACAAATTGCAAAGTTTCTGTATTGTAATTAAACCAGAGAGGCGATGCTTTAACCGTCATTACATTTTTTGGATCATTGGCAGCAACACCAAGATTAATTCCCATACTTGACAATCCATCAAATGCATTTGGCTCTTTGAGAATGAATGTGTCGATATCAAACCAAACTAATGGTCTTCGATGTTCTATTAGTCTAGAATAAATGAATTTTGGTTTGAGTAAACAGTTCTTTTGGTAACTGCCCTGAGATGGAAGATGCATGACTTCATGGGGAATGGCAAAATTGTTGCATTCACTCAAAAATCGTTTTGCATGGTCGCTGTAATAGGTTCTACCATCTACATCACTAAAATAAGAAACCACGAGTGTATTCATAATATTATTTACCTATATGATATTTAGGAACCAATTCCCATTCTTTCTTTTCCTTGTATGGGATGATTTTCAATTGAGCAATACTTAACTGTTCATTTTTGTATTTCTCACTCAGTGGTGTTATTAGACCCCACTCAGTCAATAGTTTAACAATAGTATTGCGTCTTGCAATATCATTTTCACTTGTATCTGTTTCCAAACCATCTAAAGCAAGAAGTTCCTTGAAATGCATGATTGCATAGCGTCCTCGCTTATGCAATATATGGCAACTTTGATACAGTTTCTTTTCTTTACGAGAAGATACACCAATTCTGGTCAGTGTTTCTTTTACTTTTAGAAAGTCATCTTCGTGTTTAAGGCTAACTTCTACACCATAGCCTTCAAATATATCTTCCGTGTTATTCATAGTAAACCATTTCTTTAAATACCTAATGCCTCTTCATCATCGGCACAGATATTTAGAATATGGCTACTTTTGACCACCCGTAAAGGTCTGTTCCTTTAGTAACTCAATATCCTTTTCGGATAGCAGAGGAAGAACTTCTTTGGCTGTCTTATGAGAATAGTTATAGACTTGCTTAAGCATGTCGATTATCTCACTCTCCTCATCCTTAAGCCATTTGCTGAAACGCTTACGCTGTCTCACAGAAAGACGCAGATAATCGAAGTGCATCTTCTTTCCGATGGATGGAAGTACATTCATCTGATTAGATTGCAGCACGGTGTCAGGAAAGTAGGATAAACACCGATTTACAACATAGGGTGTATAGTCCTTCTCGTTGAGATTATTCTCTCCGTCAAGAAGGCTTTCCTTTGAGTAATTAATGGCTGTTAGGAAGTCACCTAGTTTCATTTGAACTCACATCCCATCATTAGTTCCACAACACAAGCCACTAGATTGATCTCCTGATCGGCCACAAAAGCCGACTTGTATTGATACTCAGCAATCGTCAGAATGGCAGTAGGAATCGAACCCTGCTTCAAGTACTCATATAACCCGTCATAGAGTTTACGGAAGATGTGCTGTGGATCGTTGTCCATGTTGGAGACAACCCAAGAACGAGCCGAACTGAAGTCCTTTTCTTTCATATAACCCATCAGATCCTTGATCTTCAACTGACCGGCTTCGCTAAGGATACCGACATCAATCACACCCGCAGCAGAATACCTCTGGAGTTCGTTTAAAGTCCTTCTGAAGTCAGGGAAATGCTTTATAATGAGTTGGGACAAAACTTTGCTATCGAAGTCGATCTTTTCATTCTTTAGCACCATTTCGCACCGCTTTAGGAACTGCTTGGCTAGTTCAGGCTTCTCCTTAGCGGGAATGTTGAAGTCGATACAGGTACAACGAGAATGAATTGGCTCAATAATACGATTCTTGTAGTTACAAGTCAGAATGAATCGGCAGTTCTTTGCAAACTCCTCAATCGCACCGCGTAATGCTGGCTGAATAGATTGAGCATTTGAGTAGTCAAACTCATCTAGGATGACTACCTTCTTAGACTCGGATAGGGAGATTGTAGATGCAAACTGCCGAATCTTGGTACGCAGAGTATCAATATTACCATCTTCTGAGCAGTTGATGATAATCCAATCGGCGCCAAGTTCATTACAGAGTGCGCGGGCTACGCTTGTCTTTCCCGTTCCTGCTTTACCAGACAGGAGCAGGTTAGGACACTCACCCGATTCTACAATATCCTTGAAAGTCTTCTTTAGAGACTCAGGAAGAATACACTCATCGATTGTCTTCGGACGATATTTTTCAACAAATAGATTGATTTCGCTCATAATAAACTCCAATAAAAAAGACGACTGGAAACCCAATCGTCCTTTTTGAACTCACTGGTTTCCTTTAGTTATTGTATTGACTTGATGACTCAAGAGCAACCCAATACTTCAAAGAAAGATCCTTGTGAGTGAATTGGCTGATAACCGACTTGGCGATCTTAACTTCATATTCTCCGGGTAGGAACTTTAGATTCTCAATACGGAAATCGAATGAGAAATCTGCATCCCCCTTATGATCACCAAGAGTTACGCTAAACTGATTGCAGGTTGGATCATTCTTGTCGCAAACAACACCAATGATCTTCTTGCCATCTGTTGTAACGGAGAGATGGGGAAGTTGTAGAACTGAAGAGGCACGAACGAGTTCATCGAACATGCTCTCAGTTAGATCAAAGTTAACTACTGACTCTGGCATGTTGATTGACTTCGTTGGAACAGTCAGCAACTTTGGTTCAGAGTAGTAATACTTAACCTTTGATCCATTACCACCAGAGATGGTAACATACTTATCCTCAAACTCAAACTCAGCGTCCTTGAACAGCGAAACTGTGCCAAGGAACTTATTCATGTCCCAAATACCGAACTCGGTATCAAACTTCTCATCAACGGTTGCTTCTGCCATGACATTCTTGGCGGGAGCAACGGTAGCAATCTTGTTGCCTGGCTTGACAAGAAGATTGGAGTTGATCGAAGTAAAATTCTTTAGAATTGTTAGTGTCTGCTTAGAAATTTTCATAGTTGTAGAAGTAGTCATTTATTCCTCGTCTTGCATTCTATCCATAATATCATCAATGTCAACATTTCCGTGCTTAAAATCATCCATGATTCTCTTGGTATCATGTCGTTGTCCACGGGTTTTCTTTACGCGAGTCTTTTTGACTGTGCGCTTAAAGTCACGATTGTCTGGTTCTCTTCCTTTATAGTATTCTGACATTTAAAAATCCTCGATATTCTCCAATAGATTCTTTAGTTTCTTTTCAATCATATATGACATAACTTTTGCTTTTGAGCCAGCAATTGGCTTTTCAAATTCATTAAGGATCGTTTGCTCCAAATCCACAGGGATGCAAGATAGATCAATAATAGACTTGTTTCTGTCATAGAATGGTAACTCCTGAATGCGGTTATTCACGATGTCATCCATAACTTTAGACATAACCTTAGTTGTAAGTCTCTTCTGTGACTTATCTTCGTTTACAAAAGTATCGTCATCAGAAAGAATATTTGGAACTCCGTCTGAGGAATCCCCACGGGCAATGTGTTCTAACAAGAACATCTTTGGATTGTCCGTGCTGATATAAGACTTCTTCAATGGACTATATTGAAAAACATTTTCAAATACGCCAAGTTGCATAAAATCTTTATCATTCGATAGAATCAGAATCTTCTCTATCTTGTGAAAGTGCTTCGCAAGAACAAAGATGATATCATCGGCTTCGGTTGTCTCCACCGTGATGCTCTTGTATGGGAACACTTCACGAATCTCCGAACGAATCTTATGGAGACTATCGTAAATTGCATCCCAATCCATATCAGAATTGCTCTGATTCTTTTTTCTGTTTTGCTTGTACTGTGGGAAAATCTTTTTGCGCCAACAGTTGCTTGAATCATTGCAGATTACAAGTTGTCCATACTCACCACGGAATTCTGAATTATACTTACGATAAGTATTCAGAACCATATGGCGAATATATTCTTCATTCAGTTCGGGGTAATCTTTCATCGACTGAAAGATACTGGCAAGAATTATTTGGTTGTTATCTAGGAGTATAATGTTGCACCTCTTTTGCTTTATTATAAGCGAAAGAGTCAATAAGTCAATAAATATTTACCCACTGTATGCTATTGCCATCATCGATATACTTGTACATCTTACCTGTACCAATATCAAGCCATTCATCACCAGCATTTACATTTAGGGGAGGAACACTATCGGCATAATATTTTACGCCAACACCACCCAATAGCGTCCAGCCTGGATGTGCAGGTGATGTTTCGGAAATGGTATATTTGGCAACATAAGTTTCTCCATTGTAATTAACAACATCACCCATCTCATAAGTAATGAGTTTTCCATTCTCATCATATGCGCGGTAATTGCCTCTAAAATTTAAATTGCCGTAATTCATTTGATTGCTCGAAGAATCAAAGTATGTCCGTTAATTCGTCCCTTTGGCAATGATTCTTTGGTTTTGATTGCCTTCCATGCATTATTTATAGCACGGACACCATCTTTCTTTGCTACCTTGATAAAATCTGTTGGCTTCTTCACAGTCTTTTCCTTAGACTCATTAAGATCGAAACCAATGATGCTAGATCCCTTTACAGTAAGACCACCTTGACTTGGATCACCAACAAACAAAGTAGCCTTACGAGTCTTCGTGTTGTAGGTAATAATAGTCGAAGCACCAATGATATCTTCTGGCAGAATAGATTCTGCGCCAGTATTTGTATCCTTTGCAAGATACTTCAACTTCTTTACTACTTGTTCTGGCTTACGCTTCTTCTTCTTTCGGGGTTTTCTATTGCTCTTAACAATAGACATACGCAACTTCAGATGATCACATAGCATCTTGTGGAAGTCATAGAACTTTCGAAGTTTTGGCTTGCTGAAGAAACTATAACCTTCTAGCAGTTCTTTGTTTTCCCCAAGAAGAGCCATCTTTAGTTCCTCTGTGCGAGGATCGAATGATTGTAACATAAACTCACAATGCATTCCGCTTGGTTCAGCAGATGTCAACCACTGTTCAATATCGAATTGCTTATAGTGTGGTCGATTTCCACGGAGGTATTCCATGTATTCATCGATGGCTTCTTCTAGTTCAGCAGCAAGAACATATGACTGCAAACGAACACGATCACGAACCGAAATGATTTCTTCGGGATGACTATCGATTGAAACCAGTTTGCCGCGCTCGATGAGTTTAGCAATAGTGTTATCTACAGCCTGTTGAAACATCGGAGGAAGAATGCAGCCTTTATTTGCAGACTGACACTTACCACCAATTGATCGGAATTCAAAATTCTCTGTTCCAAGTTTACGAAGGAAATCACGATCCTTGATCTTCAAGCGATCTGCATAATCCAATACAGCGGATCGATAATCTCGTTCGCTATATCGAACATTATACCAATTAGCAGCAAGAGCAAGTGACCATGCAACCTTTTCAATGTCTGCAAAGTCTTCCTTTGTCCAATTCTTCCAATTAGGTTCTTTACCGTAGAAAATGTCTTCAGTGTTTTGCTTTGTCATGGCTTATAGAATACGAATATCGGTTCATATTTTAGATAAGTCCCGTCAACTTTGCAATAGTTTTTACACTTTGGCACACCATTTTCATCAAGTCGGTTCTGCCCCGGCATAGATTCTAGAGCCATCTTCAACATGCCCTTGTATTCCATACCAAGGCTCTCAAGAACATCTCTTGAATCTTTTTCCAGTGGAAGGTATTCGCCATTAA